CAATACATTCACTGCATCTAAGGATGGTGGTGCGGTGATGTACAACTGCTACAAGTTGGGGTGTGGCATACGTGGTGCAGTTACTACAGGCATGACAGCTGATGAGATACTCAAGCGTATGCAGGGGCTGGACTTAAAGGTACGCAAAGAGTTGGAGCCTATGCCTTACCCTGAGTATGTCGTTAACCCCCAGCCTGAGCATCAGCTACTGCATAGGTTCTTAGGACGTTGGGGCTTAACCAATGAGGAGATCTTCTATGACGTTAAGGATAGGCGTGCTGTCTTTCCTATCCAGCATAAGGGTGTAGTGATTGACGCAGTAGGCCGTGCCCTTGATGGGGCTATACCTAAATGGTTCCGCTACACTGGTCAGGCATCTATATTCAAACGTCTGCTTGGCCCATCCAACGGCGTGTGTGTAGTGGTAGAGGATGTGATCAGTGCCATTGTCGTGGCTCAACTCATGCCTAACACAACTGGCCTAGCCATCCTTGGTACGTCACTAGGCCCAGCGCAGATGGAACACATAGGAGATTTCTATAAGGTTATCATAGCGTTAGACCCTGACGCCATGAGCAAGACACTATCATACAAACAGGAGGTAGAGACATGGACAGGCAAAAGAGTCTTAGCTTTAAGGCTTGACGATGATATCAAATATAAGTTAGAGTCAGATGTAAACAGATTAAAGGATATGATAAATGGATAATATAAATCTTAAGACAGGTAAGAAGCCTTACTACAAGGACAATGTAGAGGCCAGCAATAAACGAAATGCGGCACAAATGCGGGTGGATGGTAAGTACATATCCATAAACCACCCATTGCATAAAGCAGGTAATTGGACAGCAGTTGATATAGCAGACTTCTCTACTATAAAAAGAGATACAAAGTCAAAGGAAGGCTATGTGTATGTCATGAGCGATCCAGCCCATGTCGGGTGGGTCAAGATTGGTAAGGCTGAAGATATGGACACACGCCATGCCAGTTTCCAGACATACACACCACACCGTAACGTCAAACTTATACACTCTGTACACTTTGATGACCATCATGCAGCTGAGGTTAAGGCACACTTGCTTGCAGAAGCTAGGACTGCCCTCCCTTGGAGCAAGCATGAGAATGGTGAGTGGTTCCAGCTAACAGAAGAACAGGCACTAGAGATACTAAGGGAGGTGACACTTGATGGGTAGCTTGAAAGACTTTCTTAAGGAGATGGGGCTTGAGGGTACACACCCTATGACTACTAAAGAAGTACCACCTCATATGGTGAAGGGGTACTATGTAGATCCACGCAACGCTAATGGTGAGGTGCCCTTCTGATGACTACAATGTGGGTACTAATATGGTTTCAGGTAATACCAACATCAACTGTAAGGTATCACCACCTAGATACATTTGCTAATGAAACACTATGCCTGTCAGAGCTAAGACACGCAGCTGTTATGGTGAATGACAAGTCAGAAACAATAGAGTGTATAGGGGTGACAATACCATGATTGATGTAACACTAATAGATAGCATGGGTACTGACCTATCTGTAGTGAACGCAGCACGGGTTAGCTTTGGTAAGAAGAGTGACGTGCTAAAAGATTCAGACACTAAACTAATACACTACCTAGCTAAGCATAAGCATACCTCACCATTCGGTCACGCCTTTGCATCCTTTCACGTTAAGGCCCCCGTGTTTGTAGCACGACAGCTGGTCAAGCATAAGTTCCTACGCTGGAATGAGATCAGCCGTAGGTATGTTGACACTGAGCCTGAGTTCTACAAGCCTGAGTTACGTGAGGCAACTAAGGATAAGAAGCAAGGCTCAGGAGTTCCTATGTTTATGGGGGGCTATAACAGTACCTTGGATGGTGTCATACAGCAGTCAGGCATTGAGGCAGCTAAGCAGTACAAGTACCTACTTAAGATGGGCGTGTGTGAGGAGCAAGCAAGGATGGTGTTGCCACTTAACCACATGACTGAGTGGTACTGGTCAGGTAGCCTTGACGCCTTTGCTGATATGTGTAGGCTAAGGATTACACCAGATACCCAATATGAAAGCAGGAAGGTAGCCCTTGGTGTGGATAGAGAGATGTTAAAACTATTTCCTATATCATGGGACGCACTTGAAGGAGATGATGAATGAGTATGTGTGGTGAGAAAGAGAACGTACAGCGTGAGATAGCTACTAAAGAAGAAGAACTATTTGCGTTGACCAAAGAGATAACAGACTTACAATATAGATTAAAGAAGTTAGATGGGTTTGATCCACACTACATCAGACCTATGACACATGAAGAGAGGCAAAGGTCTAAGGAGAGAGAGGCAATCAACCATGTTCACCGTTGAGTTTGAATCAGATGCTTCAGTAATTACTACCCTAGATCAGGAGAATATGTTTGAAGATGTTGAGATGATCGTTGCAGATAATGGCATCGTATACATGAGGCAGTATGATGAAAAGATGGATGACTATCAGATGTTATTCATGAGTCTACAGCAGTTCACTGACATAATTGCTTCCTACCGTAGCCCAGAGGGTATGTATAAAATAATGAATAGGAAGAAACCATGATGGAATTAGCACTAATAAGAACTCTAATGGACAAGGAGTTCTATGATAACAACAAGGGCATACGATGTCCTGATGAGTTGTTCAGTAAGGATGTGCGTAAGATTAAGCAGACACTAGACTATGCTATGACTACGTATGAACGCAGCCTAACTACCTCTGAGCTTGAGGCTTTGTTCTTTGCTAACAACAGCACTATGACTACGGCAAACAAACAGGCATACAATGATCTGTTCAAGCGTGTGTCACGTGAAGAGTCCATGAACAAAGAGATAGCTAGTGAGGTACTGTCTAAACTATTCCAACAGGTACTGGGTAACAAGCTGGCTAACATAGGCTTTGACTACGTTAACGGATCACTGGATAGCCTTGAGCCTGTGCGTAATCTATTGCAGACATATCAGGATGACTTCACACCTAACCTTAAGCTTGAGTTTGGTAACATAGAGATTGATCATCTGCTCAAGGCTAATGACATTCAGTCCCAATGGAAGTTCAACATACCTAGCTTAGGTAGGAACGTTGAGGGTATCAGTGGTGGTCACTTGATCATCGTAGGTGCACGGCCTAACACAGGCAAGACATCCTTCCATGCGTCACTGATAGGTGCGCCGGGTGGCTTTGCTTCTCAGGGTGCCAAGTGTCTGGTGCTTTGTAATGAAGAGGCATACGAGAGAGTAGGCGCACGTTACCTAAGTGCAGCAACATCCCTGTCCATGGAGGAGGTCAAGGGTAACTATGCCTTAGCTGCGTCACGCTATGAGCCAGTACGTAAGCAGATAGAACTGTATGATAGTACGGGCAAGGACATGGGATGGGTTGAGGCTATCATCAAGGCTTACAAGCCTGACATAGTAGTGCTGGATATGGGAGATAAGTTTGCCGTTAAGAACAGCGACAAGTCAGATGTCTACCTTAAGAACGCTGCCATCCATGCACGTAACATAGCTAAGCAGTACGACTGTGCTATCATATGGATGTCACAACTATCAGCTGACGCTGAAGGTAAGATCAATGTAGATCAGTCTATGCTAGAGGGTAGTAAGACAGGCAAGGCAGCTGAAGCAGACCTGATGGTATTGATTTCAAAGAATCCTGTACTTGATGTATCAGATGATGATGCAGATGATTCACAAAGGTACTTGATCATTGCAAAGAATAAGCTTAAGGGTGGGTGGCACGGAAAGATAACGTGCGAGTTAGACGGGGCTAGGGCACAGTACCTAGCATAGAGAGGGGTGACAATGGAATTAGTTCTTGATGTAGAAAATACTGTGACACATAGGGGTGGTAAGATGCACCTTGATCCTTTTGAGGAAACCAATAAGCTTGTACAAATAGGTGTGCAGGAAGTTGTGTCAGGTACTCAGGACATCTATAACTTTGATCACAATGAAGCGAAGGACTATGATGGGTCACAGGCCAAGCAACTACAAACTAAGCTGGATGCGACTACTCTATTGATACTACACAATGCACAGCACGACATGCCGTGGCTATGGGAGAGTGGCTTCAAGTATAGTGGTGCTATATACGACACTATGTTAGCTGAATACGTCTTGATGAGGGGTGCCCACATGGAGACAACACCTACGGGTAAGCTAAAGAAGAAGTCCATTAGCCTAGAGAACTGTGCGCTGCGCCGTAAGCTAGACTTTCAGAAGGACGGTACACTCAAGGCTTACTTCAAGCAGGGGGTCAACACTAGTGAGATACCTTTGGTTGAGCTTACCTTCTACTTACAGTGTGACCTATCCACCACACGTGCATTGTACGTAGCATTACAGGAAGACTACGCTAAGCCTGAGTCAGAATCTCTTATCAACATCCGTGACATCACGTTCAAGGTATGCCTTAGCTTATGTCGTATGTATTCATCAGGCCTCAAGGTAGACTTGAATGCTTTGGAATCTGTGCGTACTGAGTTTGAGACAGAGAAGGCTGAGCTAGGGGGACGCCTACAGACTAAGGTACGCAAGCTGATGGGTGATACTCCTATCAACCTTAACAGCCCTGAGCAAATGTCACAGGTTGTGTTCTCACGTAGTATGATTAACAAGAAAGAATGGGCTGGCTTGTTTGACTTCACTAAGACAGACAAAGAGTACAGAGATGCAGTGTTTGCTAACAGTACACAGGTACGTAAGACTACTGCGTTTACCTGCCCTACCTGTGAGGGACAATGCAAAACCTATAAAGTAAGGAAGGATGGCACAAAGTATGCCAGACCTAACAAGTGTAAGGATTGTGATGCTAGGGGCTACCAGCTAAGGAAGTCCAATGAGTTGGCGGGGCTTGGCTTCATGCCACCTAATAAGAAGTGGGTCAGTGCCAATGGCTTTAGTACTGGTAAGGCTAATATTTCTACCCTTATGACTACAGCTAGGGCTAACAACATGGACAGTGCACTAGACTTTCTTAAGGATTACAAACGCTTGACAGCTATAACCAGCTACCTGTCATCCTTCGTTGATGGCATATCTGTATTCACAAAGAAGGATGGATACCTTCACGTAGGCCTGACGCAGCACATCACTAGCACAGGTAGGTTCTCAGGACGCAACCCTAACATGCAGAACATGCCACGAGGCGGTACGTTTCCTGTAAAGAAAGTATTCGTGTCACGTTGGGAAGGTGGTAGCATCATGGAAGCTGACTTTGCTCAGCTAGAATTTCGTGTCGCTGCATTCTTGTCACAAGATGCCTTAGCTATCTCAGAGATTGCATCAGGGTTTGACGTACACAGCTACACAGCTAAGGTTATCAGCGATGCAGGACAGGTAACTACCCGTCAGGAAGCTAAGGAGCACACCTTCGCACCTCTGTTCGGGGCCACAGGCTATGGCCGTACACCGTCAGAGGCATCGTACTACCACCACTTCATTGAGAAGTATGAGGGCATTGCTGCTTGGCATAAGAAGCTAGGCAATGAGGCAGTGCGATATCAAAAGATTACTAACGTAGGCGGTAGGCAGTATGCCTTCCCCGGTACAGAGAGGAGGCCTAATGGTTCACCAACGAACTTTACTATGATTAAAAACTACCCAGTGCAGGGGTTTGCTACGGGGGATGTAGTACCTGTAGTGTTAGTGGAGCTAGAGAATAGGCTCATGCCTATGAGATCTACTCTGGTCAACAGTGTGCATGACTCAATGGTCATAGACATACACCCCTACGAGAAAGATCAGGTGATAGAGATCATTAACTCTATGAATATGGACCTGAACCAAATCATCTACGACTACTACAAAGTCAAGATGAATGTACCTCTACTATTAGAGGCAAAGATTGGCCCTAATTGGCTTGACACACATGACGTATGAGGTTATAACTTAGCTTCGTTTAACAAATATGATTGATAAAGGATCACAATATGACAACAGATGTAGCACTTAAAGTAGACGGTATGTCACTGGCTGAGGCCATGGGTATCAGTACTGGTGGCGGTGGTAGTACAGCACAGTCCTCCTTGGCACGTGTAAATCAAGTACACTCAGCCCTCACAGTAACAGATGCTGATGGGGATGATGTCATCAAGGTTCCAGTGGGAGCCTATAAGGTAACACTACCTGATGGCGAGGTTGTTTACAGTAAGACAATCTCTACACGTATCTTCTCCCAGCGCCACCAGTGGCAGAAGTGGGATGCAGATGCTAAGGCTATGCACAAGACATTGCTGGCAGCTAACCTCAACATGGACCTAAAGGATACGACAGGTAAGTTTAACCTTGGGCGTCCATCAGGATACATCAAAGACTTTCAGTCACTACCTGAAGAGATGAAGACAATCATCCGTAGTGTTAAGCGGGTGCGTGTACTGCTTGGCGTGCTTACGTTAGACAAACCTACTGATGACATGGGTACTGCTATCAAAGGTCTTGAGGCAGAGATGCCATTCGTAATGGATGTGAAGAACAACGAGTCCATGAAGGCTATGGATGCATCTATCAGTCAGATCATTAACAAGAAGCTGACACCTGTAGAGCACACCCTCAAGTTAGGCAGTGCTAAGCGTGACCTACCATCTGGCGGTAAGTATGCCATCATTGTACCTGCACTAGGTGAGCAGGTTCCCTATGGCGCAACTGATAGTAAGATCCTTCAAGACTTTATTGATTGGATTGCTGGCACTAACAGCTGGATAGAAGGCAAGCACAAGGATGCTGCTTCAGGTTCTATCTCAGATGAAGACGCTAAGATCGTAGGCTCTATCGTAGAAGTACGAGAGTTTGAGGGATGATACACCCAGCTGAGCTATCAGTACACGCATTCTTGCGGTCAGCTATTAATGGCAAAGCAAGTATGAGTGAAGAGATAATACAAGGAGTAGCCACTGATGTGGCTGCTGCTCTCAACAAGCAGTTCAATGGTGGGCCACGTGATGAGTTTCGTTTGCGTATGTCCAACATTGGACGGCCTAGATGCCAGCTGTGGTTTGCGAAGAACAACCCAGACACTGACGTTCAGAAGCCTACATCATTCATGTTGAACATGTTGATGGGTGATTGGACTGAGGCTATGTTCAAGGGTGTACTACGTGCAGCTGGTGTAGAGTTTGGGGATAACGATAAGGTTACCCTAAAGGTAGGTGATGCTAACATCAACGGTGAGTATGACATGGTGTTGGATGGTAAGGTAGACGATGTTAAATCAACTACACCCTACGGTTACGACAACAAGTTTGCCAGCTATGATTCACTAGCCTACGCAGATGACTTTGGCTACGTGTCCCAGCTTATAGGCTATGCTGTGGCAGCAGACAAGGGTGTCGGTGGATGGTGGGTGGTCAACAAAGTTAATGGTCAGTTCAAATATGTATCAGCTGAGACAGCTAATGTAGAGGAGGTAATGGAGACTATCAAAGGTACAGTAGACTACATCAATAATGATGAACCCTTTGAGAGATGCTTTACGGCTGAGCCAGAAACGTTTAGGAAGAAAGCAAGCGGCAACATGAAGCTATGCAAGACATGCTCGTGGTGTGACCATAAGAAGAAGTGCTGGCCTGAGTTACAAGAGCTACCATCTAAGGTGTACTCAGGATCAAAACTACCCCCGTTAATAGAATATACTTACGTAGAAGGATAAACATACATGACTAAGATTACACTAGATGATATTGATTATGACACAGATGACTTTACAACTGATCAATCAGCAGTAATGAAAGAGATCCAGCTTAATGGTAGCTCTAAGGGTAGCCTTGAGTACCAGCTGTACTGTGTGAATGCTCAGGGTGACAGGCTGGTTAATACTTTGAAGGCATCACTAACAAGCAACAATGAACCAGCTGATGCAACAATCTAAAAGGTATCACGCTAAAGGTAAGTATAGGAGTGGTCTAGAAAAAAGTACTGCTCTTATACTATCTGGGTGTCAAAAGGCTGTACGTTATGAGCAGCTGAAGATAGAGTGGGAAGACTTACGCTATCGCACCTACACGCCTGACTTCCAGCTAGACAATGGTATACTAATTGAGACAAAAGGTATCTTTGATTCTGAAGACAGAAACAAGCATTTAGAAGTCCGTAAGCAGCACCCTGAGTTAGACATTAGGTTTGTATTCAGCAACGCCTACGCTAAGCTATACAAGGGAGCTAAGTCTAAGTACTCAGGGTGGTGTGATAAGCATGACTTCCTCTGGGCAAACAGAGTTATACCTGAGGCATGGCTTGAGGAAAAAGGAGATATCATTAAGGCAGATCGTATACCATTAAAGAAAGAGAGAAGGAAGTAACATGCCATATGAATTAGCAGACGATGAAGTTGCTTTTATTATAAAACCCATAAACAATGAGGACATGGATGAATGGGATGGTAGTGTAGGTACAGGCATAGCAGTAGGTGACAACTTCTGTTACTCTGATGATGTTCTTAGCGACTTAGTTTACGTAGCTACTCTATGTAGTGCCTTCTTAGATTTGATGGAGAAGGATGATGATGTATTTAATAGGGTAACTGATCACCGTTACGAAATGATGATGAAGCAAATTAATAACCGCAATAAAGAAGATAAGCCTTTACAAAATACCAAGGGTGAGGTAGTAAACTTCAACGAGTATACAAAAACAAAGGGTAACGCATGACTAAGTTTGATCCAGTAGATCGTCCAGCCCACTACAACATGGGAGGTCTAGAATGTATTGACTATATCAAACAGGTAGTAGGCTTGGATGGGTTCATTGCTTACTGCCATGGCAACATGATCAAGTATCAGCACCGCTACCGTTACAAGCAGAAGCCAGCAGAAGATATGTTGAAAGCTGCATGGTACTTAAATAAAATGAATGAAGCACTAGCGGAGAAACACAAATGAAGGGCAAGACTTTTAGCGTCACGTTCTTACTTCACATTGATGAAGCTAATAATATATTAGGATCGTATGAAGACGCACATACGGATGACGTTAGTGATCTTGTAACTGACACGTTCTATGATATAGATGACGTTGCTGTACAGAACATCTTAGTAAAGGAAAGAGACTTATGATTACACAAGAAGACATTGATTCTATACGGTACAAGACAGACATAGAAGAATACAATGACAAGTTTAATGAGGATGGTATACCTAAGAATGACCTAGCTGCTTACAGTCAGTGGGTTGAGGGCAAGATAATAACTAAGGGCATGACAAGGCAGGTAGAGAATATCTTAGGTCTTGTAGGAGAGGCTGGTGAAGTAGCTGAGAAATTAAAGAAGAGCTTACGAGATGGGGCTGTACTAGACAAAGAAGGTATGATAAAAGAACTAGGTGACGTACTGTTTTATGTTGCAGCATGTGCAAACTTCTACGGTAGTACACTAGAGAAGGTAGCTAATTTAAACATGAAGAAACTAAACAGTCGCAAAAAGCGTGGCGTATTACAAGGATCAGGGGACAACAGATGAACAACTATCTACCTACAGATTACCAATCATTTATACACAAGTCCCGCTATGCACGATGGCTGGACAAGGAAGGAAGGCGTGAGACTTGGGGCGAGACAGTATCACGCTACATGGAAAACATTGTATACCCTGTGGCTGGCACAGACACGTACATCAAGGAGATTGAAGAAGCTATACTATCACTAGAGGTAATGCCTTCTATGCGTAGCCTCATGACAGCTGGTCCTGCAGCTATGAGAGATAACATTAGCATGTACAACTGCTCATACATTGCAGTAGATAACATCGTAGCATTTGATGAAGCTATGCACGTTCTCATGTGCGGTACTGGGGTAGGCTTCAGTGTTGAGCGTCAGTACGTTCAGAAGCTACCTGAAGTACCTGAGTTGTTTAACAGTGAGACTAACATAGTTGTTAAGGACAGCAAAGAAGGTTGGTCAAAGGCTCTACGTCAAGTGATTGCGCTACTGTACAGTGGTGAGATACCTACGTGGGACGTGAGTAGAGTACGCCCAGCTGGTGCAAGGCTCAAGACATTCGGAGGTAGGGCATCAGGCCCAGCGCCACTGATTGACTTGTTTAACTTTACCATCAATACATTTAGGGGTGCTCAAGGTAGAAGGCTTAGCTCCATTGAGTGCCACGACATCATGTGTAAGATAGGTGAAGTAGTAGTGGTGGGTGGTGTACGCCGTAGTGCTATGATATCATTGAGTAATCTTAGTGATGACCGTATGCGTACAGCTAAGTCTGGTGCATGGTGGGACAACAACCCGCATCGTGCCTTGGCTAACAACTCAGTAGCATACTCTGAGAAGCCTGACAGTCTATCATTCATGCGTGAGTGGATGGCCTTGGTTGAGTCAGGCTCAGGTGAGCGTGGTATCTTCAACCGTGAGGCAGCTAAGAAGCAAGCAGCTAAGAATGGTAGGCGTGATGCAGACCATGACTTCGGCACTAACCCTTGCAGCGAAATAATTTTACGATCAGGTCAGGTGTGTAATTTAACGGAGTGTGTAGTACGTGCGACAGATAGTATTGAAGACCTTGAAAGAAAAGTTCGTATTGCTACAATCTTGGG